AGTATTATTGATATCTCTCAGAGTAGCCGATCCTATACCACTACAAAGTCTACGATCACAAACATTTGATTACTTACAACAACTTGACGAAGTCACACAAAGCAACGAAGTTGTTATTATAAACATAGGCGAAAAAAGTTTACAGCAATGGGGACAATGGCCTTGGCCTAGACAGAATTTTGCTCAAGTAATATCAGATCTAAGAAGCAAAAATGCCGGCATGATAGGATTAAATATTATGTTCCCTGAACCAGACAGGTTTGGTGGAGACCCGGTACTTGCAAGTTGGATGAAAGACAACGGAATAGTTTTAAGTCAAACTCCTTCTACAAGAGGAGTAAAAAGTACAGGCCCCCATATTGGTACAGCAACAATTGGCCCAGTACCTGCTACTAATTATTTACTAACATGGCCAAATCTTGTAACTAACATTTCTGAATTAGAGCAAGTAGCAGACGGTATAGGTGTTATAGCATCTGCTCCTCAGCCAGATAATCAAACTAGAACATACCCATTAGCAGTAGGAGTAGAAGGAAAAATATATCCATCATTTGCTATAGAGATGTTAAGGACTTTTACCGGCAAACCCAGTTATGTTTTAAAAACATCTGAAATAGGTGTACAAGAATTTGCAGTACCTCCATTTGAACCTATTGTAACACAACCAGACGGAACAGCATATATTCGCTTTAATAATACATTTGAAGAATATGAATATGTAGATGCAAATAGTATTCCAGACTTAGCAGGTAAATTTGTTATACTAGGTGTTACAGCAGAAGGTATTGTCAATCCAGTGCCAACACCTCGAGGAAGCCTCTATCCACAGCACATACAAGGGCATATGCTACAGAATTTTATTGATGGGTACAATATAACCAGATCTGAGTTATCTGCTGTTACAGAGCTTCTGTGTGCGTTGTTTGGCATGATTTTAATAGCCTTAGCCGTGTATAATTCTCCTGTGTGGCTTAGTGGACTTATTTTTCTAACTTCTTTTGGCTGGACTATAGGATATAGTGTGTCTAATTATAAAGAAAACTTAGAATTATTTGATGCAACTTATCCTGCAATAGCATTTTTATTAGTTTTTACTCACTCTAGTTTTAATAACTTTTGGATACAATTTAAATTACGGGAACAAATTAAGAAACAATTTGAGCATTACTTAGCACCAGCAATGGTTAAAAAATTGCAAAAGAATCCTGAACTATTACAGTTAGGTGGCGATACTAAAACAATGACATATTTATTTTCAGACATACGTGGCTTTACTCCTATATCAGAACAATTCAAAACAGATCCACAAGGCTTAGGTAAACTTATAAACAGATACATGACACCTATGACAGATTTAGTTATGCGTAAAGACGGTACTATAGACAAGTACATAGGTGATGCCTTAATGGCAATTTGGGGAGCACCACTTGATATAGACAATCATGCTCAGTTGGCAGTAGAAACAGCACAAGAAATGGAAATAGAACTTGCTAGATTAAATAAAGAACTTAAAGCAGATGGCTTAATGGAATTAGGTGTTGGCATAGGTATCAATACAGGTGATGCAGTTGTAGGTAACATGGGAAGTAATCAACGTTTTGATTATACCGTATTAGGTGATAGTGTAAACTTAGCGGCAAGACTAGAAGCACAAACAAAAGAGTATGGTGTGTTTTTTATGTTTACAGAGCATACGTTAAAACAAATTGCAACACCAGAAAATTTAACTATGCTAGATAAGATTGCAGTTAAAGGACAAACAGCACCTGTAACAATTTATACTATACTAAATGATCACAAGTATGCAAGAGTAGTGAACAGAATGGTTGATGCATATCAAAACAGAGAATGGGCAACTTGTTCAAATCAAATAGAGATAATAAAAGATCATAACTGGAACGATACACTTGCAGAACTGTATGCAGAAAGAATAAAACAACCTATGCCTGCAGGTGAGTGGGATGGTGTAGAGCGTAAAACTTCTAAATAATTAGTCATCACCTTGCCATGTTCTTAACTTAGTAAATAAATTCGCATATTCTAATAAGTCAGTTCTTAAAGTTCTCAAATGTCGTATTTCAATTGGATGATCAAAGTCACCAGCATCATATAAAGGTATGTAATAATTTAATATTCTATCTACTTTCCTTCTATCTTTTACAATATCTGTAACTATACGATGATAAAATTCTGGAGTAGTAACAAGTGCTTGAATCCATGCATGATGATCATTTTGGGTATTATATGTATACAATACTTCTCTACATTCGTAAACTAATGCTCTAACAGGATTTATATTTTTTCTATATTTTTTTAACACCGCAGGATATTCCCAACGCTCATCTCTAGTTTGTTGATTTTTGAGGAACGATTGATATTCGTTTATGAGACTTTTATACAAGCCATCTTCACTTGCCTTGATATCAACTTTGTATTGATCTACTAAATCTAGTGCAATTTGTTGATGTTTCTTAGATAATACTGGAAGTAATTCTAAGACTTGTGGTATAGTAAATGTGCCGTTAAAAAATGCATTAGGTACAGATTCAAATTTTTTAAATTTATCTAACTCAGTTGCCAAACGAATAGCATCGAAATTTATAATATCTCTTGCCATGCATATATTTATTTAGAATGTATGGATAGTAGTGTTAGTAGTTTATCAGTACCTTTGTTACGACCTAGTGTACTTCTAGCACCGTCATGTAATGGCTTGGGCCATTGCCCTATGTTTACCCAGGCATACCCGGCACTTTCATCATTTAGAGAGGGAATAAATTCTTTTTCTATTACGGCAACAAAACTATAGTATATAAAATTTTTATTTTTACTCTGAAAAGTATCTATTGGATTTAGTTTAGATATGTCTGGAACAATACCTATCTCTTCTTCGAGCTCACGTTGAATACACTCATATGGTGTTTCAGTGCCTTCCATAAGTCCGCCCCAAAATCCCCAAGTGTTTTTTTGTTTTTTATCTGAGTTTCTTAATTGTAGTAAGCATCTACCTGTATCTTTTGCAAGAAATAATACACCTGCGGCACTTATGCCTTTGTGCTTTTTTAAGTTAGTCATTGGGTTTAATTGATCAATGATACTTAAATGTTTATTCTCCAAAATCCTGGGTTGTAAACTCCCTCGTAACTGCTTGTCCATAGTTTATTTTGCCACTTGAATTGTTTGTTTGTATAACTATTTAACACATATTGTACAGTATCATCTACAGTACTGGCATCAAATACTACACTCCATACAGAATTATTATATTCTACTATGTCGTTTATACCAGCATTTATACCCCACTGATGTCCTTTTATTTCAGATGTTAGCAAATAACGTTGCCCATTAGCCGCGGCAGGTAATGTACCATCTCCCGGATAATTGTTACTTGCATCTACTATTCTTGTAATATTAGTAATTGTGTTAGTTGGTAATGTATCGCCATCTAATGTAAAAATTAGTTTACCTGGGTCAACATCGTTTCTTGCAATTATACCTGTAATTAAATCAGTAGTTGAATCGACATCATTGGATAAATTTAATTGTAATGTACTACCAACTGTTAAAGGTATATCGTCTAACTGTTGACTTCCTACAGTACCTGAACTTCCTTGAGGAGAAATAATTTCTAATAAGTCATTCCAATTTGCTTTTACAGTACCGTTGTCTTTATACAAGGTTGCCTGAGTCCCAACAACTTCTACATTATAGTTGTTTGGAGATATTGTGTGCAGTTCGAAGTCATCATCTATACTTCTAAAGAAGTCGTATACGTCTGCATCATAGCCCAAGTCACTTAAATTATCAACATTAAATACATTAGTTACAATAGTGTTTATAATTTTTTGTCTCTTAACTTTAGCCGGAGGACTTAACCATATCGGTAAAGTAAATGTTAGTGTTGCAACGTCAATTGTTTCGTCAACACCTGCAGGTATACTTCTATTACTCCATTGTATATCTGTAAGCTCTACTTCAAATAAACTTGTCCAGTCTATTGGGTTTGCTGTATGCTGTAGTATAATTGATGGATTAAATAAAATAAGAATCTGTTCAAGTATTTGCATTTTTTGATCTGTGTTACCAGTCCAAATATCAATGTTCATTGTTAAATTATACGGTACTGGCATGTATCTATCAGTACTATATAAATTACCTTGAGCAGATTGGTATTGTCCTGCGGTAGAATCATAATTTCTTTCTGCTACTTGCAGTTTGTCAACTAACATCGGATCTTGCGTTCTATCTCTTGCTATTAGTAAACTTTGAATGTTACATGCTATGAATGGTGTACTGTTTACCATGTTCTCACTACCTTTTCTAAGTATGTGAGCAACCATTCTATTCATATCTGAATATCTAACGGGTATTCTATTATAATAAGTAGCACCATTTCTTGTACCTTCACTGACCTTAAAGCCAGAAAATATTCTCATGAACTGTGCCAAGTATCGTCTTAATTGTGCGTCATAGAAATAATCCATATTTAATCTGCCTTAGGTTTAACTGCTTTACTGAGATTAGTTTTTTCAGTACCAGTAGTTCCGTCTGTGTTAGTTCTAGTTGCATTATTATTTACAAACGATGTAAGCAGTTTGTTAGCCGCCGCCCATGTCTGTTTATTATCATCTGAAACTTTCATCCATGTACTTCCTGATTTTTTAAATAGTCTATGTGGACTAAAATCTGTTCTTAAGAAATAATCATTGTTGGTTGCATCTGCAGGAAACGAACTACCGCTACCTACAATATCTACTCCATTTGGGGGACTGCCATCACCAGGGAAGTAAACTCCTGGTTTATTATTTGGATCGTCTGGGTCACTGTAAAGGTGCCCACCTTCAAAATATCCAGGTGCATAAGGCATATCTGTATTTGCAATTTCAACTACCTTATCT